ATAGAACATACCTAAATATGCATCTGTTGTTAGCAATCCGCTGTCGCCGTTGTTAACAGCGTTGTCAGTGTTGTTGCCCCAGTTGCTGATAGTTGTTGCATCTGGGCGTAAACGAGCTGGAGTATCACCAACTACAAATGCGCTGATGCCTCTATCATAGTTTAATGCAACTAATGATGTGATTGTTTCAGGATATCCTGGGCAAGCTATCAAGTTAAACACGCGACTTTCTTCGTCACGGATTTGTTGATTAGCGTTGATTTCAGAGTTCAATGCGGCCAACACAACTTCACGAACTGCTTTACGTCCAAAGTTTCCTGCACCGTCAACTTGGTTAGCGGCAGCACTGATCCAACGATGTGGATAGTAGTTAGTCATTAATGCGTTGCTCATACGTGTATTACGTGCTGTAGTATCGACATAACCTCTAGCAAATTTCAATACATTGTATCCGCTTCTACGTAAGTTCCACAGCAACATACCTTTTGGATATAGTGCAGGATCTGGAGCATCGAAGTCTAAGAAATTGCTAGTTAACAAATCGCCAATTTCTGCTTTAGTAGCAGTTAAGCCATCTGTATTCCAACGTGCATCACGGAATAGTACACCGTTTTCAGTTGTTTGATCTGCGTTGTCTAACAAAACCCATTTCTTAGTTAGATAATTGTATCGTTTGATTAATGGATAGTTTTCTAAATCGCTAGTGTCAATCCACAAATCACCGTTAGCCAACGGGGTTCCGTCACTTTGTACAGTGGGCTGTGTTGCACTAACTTTAGGACCAGCTGGATCTGTTATATCGCCGCCTACTGCGTTTTGTGTATAGTTTCTGTAGCCAACCCATGTTGTGCCGTTGTGAACCATGATATCAACTTCGTCAATGTCATTGTTATACCATAATTGTTGATCAGCGGCAATGTTTGTTGGAGGAGTTGCACTAGCGGCTGCAATTGCTGTGCCGTTTGCAACAGCTGACCACAAACTTGCAACATAGTTGTTTGCAGTGCCTGCTGGGTTAGGATACAAATTAGCAGTAGTAGTTGTAGAGAATATGTCAGCTAACGGAGTATTGGATCCGTCAACTAGTCTAAAATCGCCGCCTGCTGTGTGAGAAATGTTAATTGAGTTATTGGCATTTTTTGTAGCAACCAATTTAGAGCCAGGTAACGCCGCATTAAATGCCGCAATAACTGCATCCGAATCTGCTGTAGAGGCAGCGGCTGTGAATGTAATAGTCACCGCTGATGTTAGTGTGCCGCTGCCAATTACACTTTCTTGTACCGTAAATGTATTTGTACCTGCGGTAAATGTGCTAGCAGTTATTGGAGAGCTAGTAATAACAGTTGCACCAACACCACTACGCTTGTAAATTTTAAATGTAGCAATCTCTGGGCCGCCTTCATCATCGTTATACTTAACATAAACTGTGTTAACTGATAAGTTGATGCCGCCACCGCTTGGGTCTAATGTTGCTAATGCTGATTGATTATTTGCAAACAATCTTGTGCTTTGCGTAATCCACGAGCTAGTTGCACTGTTGTATTTTTTAATAATCCAGTCTGCACCAGCATTTGCATTAGTAGTCTTAACCCAAACTGATCCGGTTGGGCGACCGTTAGCAGTTGATGTGTTGTCTGTAATTTTGAAAGTAGGAACACTTGTGTGTGCTGACATTTCCATAGCAGGCGCCATGTATGTTGTAGAACTTAAACCAACTTTAGCCACGGACAGTCCAGATATTACAATATCAACACCCGTTGAGAATAAGTTTAGTTTTTCGTTAATCATTGCGGCTGTCACACCAGTAACGTTGGTGCCAATAGCAGTAATTAACGCAGTTAATGTAGTTACGCCGGTAACAGTATATCCATTGATAACCATTGTATCGCTAGATAACAATGTAATTGAGTTGTTAGCAATAGTTCCTGTAGCCGCTGGCCAACTTGCGGCCCATGCTGTTGAACCAACTTCAACCCACGTGCCTGCTGGAGTTGCCGATGTATATTTCTTAAAATATAATTTGTTTAATGTTGTTACTGCAACCATGGCATAGTCGCCAATTGCGCCAACACTGGCTAAAGGCACATAGTTAGGTGCCGCTGTAACTTTAGTAGAATCTGTAATTACTGTTACTGTTCGTACATTAAATGTTTGACCGTCTGCAACAGTTGCAGGACTAGCGTTCCATTCAAATACGCCAAACTTAGTGTCAGTTGTGTCAAGCCAATATGTTCCATCTTCTGCTGGACTTGTTGGTGTTGTTGGTGTACCTGTTAGTTGGCCTACATCTAAATCAGCACGGACAACATATGCACGATTACTTACACCTAAGAAACTGTATGCTGTAGCAAGACCATATTCATTCTGTTCGCCAGCATGGATTGGATTATTATTTGCATCAGTATAGAATTTAGGTATACCAAACGTATCCGATAAATCTTTTTGACTTGTTAATAAGTATACTTTGCCAGCGTTTGCTTTTAATGTGCCAGGTGCTGTGCCTGTTGCCGCTCCGTTTTGTTTGTTTTCTGCCGAAGCAACTACAATTAACGGAACTGTGCCGGCCGCCGCTGGGGTATAGAAACTTTCATCTATAACTGTTACGCTTACGCCTGGTGAACTAAGTTGAGCCATTTTTTAATCTCCATGAGTACATGTTCTTCAATGTATTTAGTGGATTTTGGATTTTTATCCTTGTTATTAGCTGGAAAAAGGTTTGGAAAAGGTGTAAATAAAGTATGAGACCATTATGCACCTGCGGGCTTAGGCCGGCTGCTATTAATTATATTAAAAATGGACGCACTTATTATAGAAGTCAGTGCGAAGCGTGTATTAACGGCAAAGGTGTTGCAAGATGGTACCGTTCAGGATACCGTATGAAAAATACATGCGACAAGTGTGGGTTTAAGAGTCCACATAAAGAAGTGTTTGCTGTGTTTCATGTGGATGGCGATTTAAACAACTGTAGACCGTTAAATCTCAAGACAGTGTGTGCAAATTGTCAGCGAGTTCTTCACAAAGAAGGTCAGAAGTGGAAACAAGGCGATCTTGTACCAGATCTTTGACACTGGCAAATAAGTCATCTATACTGCCATTATTATCAAGAATTGCATCAAATCTTGTACCTACCCATGCAGTTTCGCTGGCATGAATACCTAGTTTTTCAAGACGGTGGCGACTAGTAGACCAAGAAAAATTACCAGATTCCCCCTTATTGGCATTGACTGCATCGTCATACCATTCAGGTTCTGGCCCACGGTGTACACGAATTACAATGCCGCCTGCATCTTTAATTGATTTAATTTCGTTGGGGAAACGACAATCACTAATAACTACATCGTCTTTACTGTTACGGAGTTTATTTTCTAAGCTGGCAATCCACATGTCATCGTGAAAGCCGTTACGGCATACCTCAGTTCCCCAGTATTGCAGTACCCAGCGCGGCGTAAGATTAGGCATGTTCAATCGTTCTGCCCACCAAGGATCCACTTGCTCACGCCATTCACGAGCTTGTTTTGTACGCCCTTCTAACATTGTTCGGTCCCAACCAAACACATGAGCAACTGCGTCTTTCAAACTGTTGGCAAAACTTTCTCGTCGGAAACCATGAAAATTAGTAAGATAGTCAGCAACTGTATCTTTGCCAGAACCAATAAACCCGCATACACCTATAATCATAGCGTCTCCTAATGTAACGCTAGTATATAACAAATTTATTACAAGGTCAAATATTTTTTAACCAATTACAAATGTGTAGCCAGTGCCGCCAGCAACATACGTTTCAAGTTCTTTATCTAACTCTTTGAGTTCAGCAGTGCCAGCACTGATTAAATCTTTGCCGTTTAATTGTATGCCGCCCGATCCTGGGCCAGCAATGGTGCCAAACTTACTACGAGCTTCTCCTAGCATAATTTTACAGTTGGCCAGTGAGTAATCTTTTAGCCACTGTTTAGCATAGATGTCTTGTAGCAAAACCCAGTCAGGACGGAAATTTTGACTCTTGATTAAGATTTGTTCGCCTTGAGCAAACGGGCGTTGGAGAATATTTAAAATATGACTAGTAGGTTTCCAGTTAAATTCAATGAACGCACCAAACATACGACCTGCTAGTTTTTGATATCCTGCAAACATTTCATAAGTTGCAAGTCCGCCCATGGATGATCCAGTCAACAAGTAAGTGTTAGTATAAGCCAAGTTGAATGGTTCAAACAATGTTCCGCCTGCACCCATACCAGTACGGGAACCAATAGCCCTGCGAAATACGCTTTGAACACTGATAATTTCGTCAGGTAGTCTGTATTCGTTTACATCCTGTTCTAACTCTAAAAAACTATAACTTTC